ATTTCCGCAAGTTGCGCCGATCGCGACCTTGTAGCCCTGCGTATGGAAGTATGTGGCAATATTTGTCAAGGCCGTCATGTACCACGTCAGATAGACGTCGCTGGTGCCGAGATCCGACTGGCCGTTCTGCACAAATACCCACTTGGTCCGGTTCGACGGCTCGGCGTCAAGAACTGTCTTCGTCCTTGCCAGCATTCCCAGCGGATCAAATGCGGGATGCGCCGAGTTCACCACGCAATTGGCGGCAGGATAGGCAGCGAATGTCGTTTCGTTGGTCTTCACCAGTTTCCATGTCAACGTACTGTCGTTTAACGTGTCGCCCACGGTCACGGCTGCCGCCCAATTGGGAGCCACAGCAGCGGTCTTGCCTCCGCCTGAAACGGGAGGGGGCCAGAACAGGTCATCGATCTCGTCGCGCCAAGCGTTGTTTTCAGTTACCCGAAAAACGCCGGGATTGTGGTAAAAGGCAATGCCGTAGTTGCCGCCGCGAATGCACTGGAAAACCTTGGTGCCGACCAGGATGAAATCGCCCTTGAATCCCAGGTTGTCACCGCCCAACGGGGCGATGTAGCTGGAAAACGCCTTCTTCACCCCCCATGCTTTCAGGGTGCCATTGACGTGACCGACAAACGACAGCGAGCCCGCCGCCGTATTGAAAAAATTGACATCATACCCGTGCTCATACAACATGTCGCCCAGCTGCCCCCACCATGCCCCGGCGACCATCGGATTTTGGTACACCGTGGCAGTAGCGGAGTCCGCGCCGACGAGGTAGATTGTTGGCTGCACGCGGGGCGACATCGGGTCGCTGTATTTGCCGTGACGGGAACGGTATTGGGCATTGGTCTTCGTGGTGCCTGCAGTGCCCGCTACCCAATGCGTAGCCGCTCCGGCCTCGTTGCTCTGGCCAAATACCGCGATGGAGTACAGTTTGTTGCTGATCATTCCAGGGACGTTGTAAGCACCGCCTACACCCGTCCAATTGGTCCCGATGTAACCGGTACCGGTGGGCGTGATCGAGGCATCGCACGAGGTAACCTCAATGACTGCCGCACCGCCAATCACCGAAGCGGCGGTGCCGGTTTTGAAGCTCGCATTAGCGAGAGAGTTCGCGTTAGCTGTTGAGACAGAATTACCCGACAAATCCAGCGTCGTCCCCGTTCCCGAGTTCGTGTACCACCCGCCGAGGATGCGGAATGCGTCGGTTGCACCCGATGCCACCGAGGTGATCAGTGCGCCCGATGACGACCCGGTAACATTGGAGTTGTTGATTTGCAACGACCCGGCATTGTGCAAAATCGTGCTGGTGACTGTGGTGCCAATGATTTTGAGTGTCCCGCCATTCTGGACGAGCACCCCGCCAGAAATTGTCCGCTCGTCGTAATGCAGGTACCCGGCGTTGAGCGTATCGGTGCCCGTCGTTACGCCGCCAGTCAGGTAGTACCGATCCGTAGACGAGCCGTTGAAGCACACGTTGCCTATGATCGACAGATCATAGGCTCGCCACGATGCGTTTAGCCTGGCAGGGTTCGTCAACGTGACGGTCGAGCCGTTGCCGAAAACGACAATCGGAATCGCCGGGAAATTACCGCCCGCAGACGAGTACGTGCCAGCCGGGTCGATGTCAACAATCAGCGCCGTGCCACGCGATGCGCCGTACGCAATCGCCGCGTCAATCGTGGTGTATTTGCGAGTGGGGCCGACGCGGAGCTTGACGGTGTCCCTGGTGTACATGTTGAGGTGAGTGACCGTGTCGGCGATGTGCGACGCACGCGAAGAGTCAGCGACCGCGCCGGAGTGGATCGGCACCCAGGTCTGTGTAGACCCGATACGGGCGACCGCGATAGTGTCGGGTGGCGTGGCGAACGCACCGAGCGCCGCCATGAGGACGAGGAGTACGAAAGCGCGGAGTTTCATGGTGCGATCCTTAATTTGAGAGATCAAAATGAGATTCCAGGAATTGTCAACCATCCGAGGGAGGCATCCTTGAAGTACAGCGACCCACTTACCACCCGCATTTCACCGGCGATGCCCGTGGTGTCTGCGGATGACGTGGGGGCAGTTGCGCCGGTTACCACGGGGTACACGGGCTGAGCATGGGCGTTGAGTTGTGGGAGGCACGCCAGCACGTTGCCGCTGGTCATTTTATCCTCGTACACGACAAAAAACGCGCCAGGAGACGGCACGGCGGTCGCGGAAACACAGGTGACCATGTACGACAGTGAGATGTCGCGTCCATCTAGGACAAGCTCTAGGCTGGCATTCCGACTAGTTCCTCCCACCGTGACAGAATTGACGAGCATCCCGGAAGTGGTGTCAAAGAACCAAACCGTCAGATCCGGGCCACCTCCCGGATGTTGCACGACGACCCCGATATTGCTCCGGGGAATTGATCTGGAGAATGCCCCGAGAGAGGTTAGGCCAACCGGCCCGGTGATTCCTGATGCGTTCATTGCAATCTCCTGTTGTGGTTAAATCTAAGCTCTCGCCGCGTTATGCGCGAGACAATCAAAGTGTGGTGATTGTCTTCGTGACTCCGCCGATTTGGATTTTCAGGTTAGTTCCGTCGAACCAGACGTCACCATTAGCTGGTGTAGTCGGTGCGGATTGTGAATTGAGGTGAAGAGCCGCATGCGCTGTGCTTCCACCGGTGATCGACACAGCAGCGTTCAGATTGACAGTTTGGCTGGTAGGCACGGAATTGGTTGTTGCTACAATTGGAGCATTCGTCAATTCCAGTGCGGCGCTAGTGCGGTCGCCATATCCGTCAATAATTATTGTGTTTGATACGGATCCTTGCGTTACTCCTGCATAATATCCAATAAATACATTATTGTTTCCAATTGAATCGTTTGTGCCGGAAGCATATCCGATGTAGGTATTGCCGCTTCCGGTTTTATTGGATAATCCGGAAGATTGCCCGAAGCAAGAATTCCCGCTACCTGTCGAGATCGAGTAGCCAGACAGCAATCCTGACAACGTATTGTAGGCTCCTGTCATGCTGGGATTTCCCGCAAATCGCCCGATCCTCGTATTGTCCGTGGCGGTATGCAAATACGCGCCAGATATGTCACCCGAGAACGTCGCGGAGGTGCCGGAGAGAGCACCAGTCAGCGTCCCGCCAGCGAGGGGGAGATAATTACCCAATGCAGTCGTGAGCCCAGACGGAGAGACATAATCAGTCCCCGCGATGGCTGGTACAACATGACTGCTTGTGTCCGTTTTTAACAAACGCGACGCTGTCACGCTTGGCAAGTTGACAGTTCCGGTGATCGACGTCCCGCCGTTCAGCGTATTTTTGATGGTGGCGAGCGGGTCGTTTTTGAACCAGACTGATCCGGTGCCATCCGCGAGAACAAACGGTTTGAAGCTGGAGGAAAGTGATGCGTCTTGCGAAAATCCCCAATAGGTATCAGTACAGAACATTCCGCCACGCCAATTAAGTGCGCGAGAATCCTGCATCGCAAGTCCGCGATCATTTGCAGATACCGCCTGGGAGTAAGCGGTCGTTGCATCCCCAAAATTGGCAGCGGTCACAGGCGACGAGGTCACAGGAAGCGCGCCAATTCGCCCCGGAGTCAACGCGCTCAGCGAGTCATGGATGATTGCGCGGGCCGTCAATGTGTCGAAGTGACGCTCAACCGTAAGCGAGTCATGGATGATTGCGCGGGCCGTCAATGTGTCGAAGTGACGCTCAACCGTAAGCGAGTCGTGTACAATCGATTTGATTCCAGGTGCTGCGGCACTATCGAGTTTCGCGTAGACAAATGGTGGCGATGCCTTCCCACTCGCCCAGGTCGAGTGCTCGATGTAGTCGCCAGTTCCCGCGAATATCACGACGGCAAGCGCTAGTAGGATTTTCCAATTCATCACTTCACTCCAATCTTTACGTACATCTGCATAAAATACTTCGGGTCCGTGTAATCTGGACAAACCGGGATGCTATCTGCTGGAAATACGGTATTGTGCCCGCCAACATGAGTCGCCAGGAATGCGGAATTCAGTGGGAATCCAATGATATTGTCACTCGGCGACATCTTGGCCTGCTTGACGTAGCAGTAGCCAGAGGTTGAGGCGTATAGGGGGCTGTCTGAGGCGAATACAAGCAGACTTCCTGCGCTGATGTCTAGTGGCGTCGTGAATGTATGTCGGCCAGGATAGTTTGAGTCTTGAATTCCCCCGTCATAGATTTTGACGGGGGATGCCCCGTTGCTCCCCATCGTCCAAAATGCACAGTTGGCATTCTGAAATCCCGAGTTTTGCAGTATCAATTGCTCGAACCAGTACAATTGTGTGAAATTGTGGACGTTGAAAATGTTGACAAAACAAAGGTTGGGCGATTGTGCCCAAAGCTCCCCGGCGCTGTCAATCTGCCAGTTCCCCTCTGAAAATGGGAAATTCTCGATCTGCACCTGTGCCCCATCTAGCCCGGTCCCCGCCGTTGATGCCTGCCCCGTGACGTTGTCGCGGGTGTGCTGTGCCCCTCCGGTCATCGAGGCGTTGAATACCTGGATCTTGTACAGTCCAGGCTCCATGAAGTACTCAGGCGCGAATCCGCCCGCGTCCAGCACCAGGGGCTGAGACAGCGGCGTGGTGAGCGCGATGTCTGAGTAGATGGCCTTCGGGATCACCGTGGACCCGGCAACGTAGAAAAACAGCTTGCCGCCACTCAACGGTTTGCCCGATGGCGTGAAGTACTGCTGCAGGAACCAGGGAGGGTTTAGGCCGGACATATCAATTCTCCTCAATATTGAGTTGTTGATGTTGCAACTCAAGCTCCAGGAAGCACATACCATCCCATTGGGGATTGAATAATCTCCGCCACCACTGGATTGGAACCACCAAGAGCAACAGAGGATACGACATTGGTGCCATCCCAGAAGATGCCGGTAATTGTAACTGTATGTGCCTTGCTCATTACGATAAATTTTCGGTAAGTGACTGCCGCTGGATTCGCAAGCGCGAATGTTATATTCCCAGTACTGTTATCGCAAACCAGTGTTGACACGAACGTATCATCGACTGTCTGGCCGTTGGACACTGAAAGTATCAAACGCTTGTCATAAAGCGTAATCAATGAATCGGCTTGTAGGGTTGTGGCTTCCGCGATGGTTCCACGATCATACCGATTATTGACATAATATAATTCCCCAGAAATGCCTGTAGGGGCAAAACATTCCGTGAAATAACCTGTGGTGCAAGCGTATGTATTTGAAACGACGGCAGAGTTCAAGAAGCAGTTTTTTGCGTACATAGTGGTTGCGGAGATCCCTCCGGTCACTGATGAATAAGTCGCCACATCGGACAGTGACAAAGTGCCAGTTATGGCAAACGTTGTTGTGCAGTACAGTTGTGGCATTCCAGCGGTATCGTTGCCTGTTGCGGCATCGCAGCAATACATGGGTCTAATATTCAAGTTTCCAGTATACGCCAGCGCTGTCGCGACCTTGTAGGTCTTTCCATTGGTCAGCAATATCGATCCTGATTTAGCACACGCAAGAACCGCAATACAATCATCAGCGGATCCGTCTCCAACAGCGCCAAACCATTCGGGCCGCGCAGCTTGATGGCCAATTGCGACCGTCCCTATATCGGCCATGTCAGCGTAGGAAATAACATGGGAGTCGCCCGAATAGGCGAAGGTACCAATATCCAGGTTGAGCGCGGAGGTAATATTGATTTTTGCGCCCCCCAGGAAATCAAGCGCAAAATTCTTCGGGAGCGTTAGGTCCATGCTGATTAGGGATGAGTCGTCGCATAGGGCTATGTAGTCCGCTGTTGACGATGCGGCGAGCTTAATCCAACGGGCGTCGTCTGTCGATCCGCCCATCCACGAATAGCGAATAGCATCCGTGGCCGTAGTGACGAACACCGGCTGCACGGACGCGCCGAACGTCACGCCACGGGCATCGAACCGCGATCCTGCCGCAAAAGTTATTGTGACCGCGCCCGGGGAATTAAAATACCCATCCTTGCCAGCCTCTAGGAAGGCTCCGGACGGCACGGTTACGGGCATCGTCAGGTAGACGCGCTTCGACACGTAGACCGGGAAATTGAGCGCTGCGGAGCCCGCCAGGGCAGCGATGAGCGCCGCCGACTGGTCCGCGTTGACTGCGTACTGAACGCCATACCATTCCGGATCGATTGGGCCGCTGAAAACTCGCTTGTAGACGATGGATCCACCAGCGGCAGTCAGGTAGATTCCGCCGTCGTCTGTGACCGAGGAGGTCGGGAGCTTCTGGAACCATCCCGCGCCGCCATCGCCCTCGACGGTGCGGCCTGTGACGTATGCCATTTCGGGGCCAACGGACATGGCACGCAGGTCATTGTAGAGCAAGAAAAACCCGACGGTCGCATTGGAGCCGTCAACACCCGTAACGCCCCCGCCAACGATCCCATCGACCCACGGCGCGACAGGTGCGCCCGTCGAATCCTTGATCCAGATTCGATAGGCACCGGAGTCCAGGAAAATGACCGCCGTACCAGATGCCGACAGGACTACCGAGGTACCGAGCGCGGTCGTTCCCGCCGCGTCTGCGTAGACAGTCTTCGGGGTCAGCGTGCCGGACTGATAGAAATAGATCGTCCCGCCGGAGAGGGGCTTGCCCGACGCGTTGAACTGCTGGTAGATGTAGTCGGGCATCAAGGATAGAGACATTTAAGCGCCTTTCCGGTCGGGAAGAATGTAGGTTCTGGGAATGGCCGAATGCGTACAAATATGGATACTCATTGTTGTGGCATTTTTCGCCATCCGCTCTCTATTATTTTTGTCATCACCGTTCATTGCTCTTACGCTTTCCGAGCTTCGTTTGGTCGCTTGGACTTGCAATAACTGGCGCAATCCGCTTTGCAAGCGGCGCTAGATCTCCGGCTAACTTCCCACTCTCAAAAATCGCCCGGTGAATAGCTGGGGTACGTAGCGCGATAGGGATGCCAAGGCCCATAAGATCTAGGCCATTGAAATTGTAATTATTCCCCCTTACTGCGGCTGCTCTAGCCATTGCGTCTTCTGCCCCATATAGCGGGGCCATCTCTCGATTAAATGCTGCATACTCGGGTGAAATCTCGCCAAGCTGCGCTCTAAGATCGCGGGCCGCTCCCTTCGCTGCCATAATCTTTGCTGCCTTTGGCACAAGTGTTGACTGCGTCTGGTCAAACGCCGCGTCGTATAGGCTCGACTTTATTGGATGAGCTTGCGAAGGGAGAATATCATTTGCTGGCACGCTTCTACCCGACAAAGCCTGCAAGATCTCCTTTTCCGTTGTTGGAATCTGCACCTTTCCACGAAGCCAATCGACTGCTGAAATGCCTTCCGGTATTGATGCGGCAAGCTGGCGGTCAGCCATTGCTTTTGCTACAGATTGCTTCGCTGCGTTTACGGCCTGAAATGTGCTGACTTTATTTCCTGTGGCGTCTGCTACCGCAAGGATTTTGGGATATTGAGCGCCTTGCTCTCCAAGTGATTTAATAAACTGCTCTCCTGATCCTCCAACAGTTCCGGACCACCCTGCCAACTCAGGCAGCTTCCCTTTTGCGAGGGCATCAGTAAGCCCCTCGACCTCTTTGGTTACCGGCTTCACCGCCTTACGGAATAGGTAATTTGCTCCCGCTTGAAGCCGTCCACCAACTATAGGAAAAGCGCTAACCGCTGCGCCAAGAGCGGCGGGGATGTATTCGCCAGCCGTTAGGCCGTTTTGTGTTTCCTCTCCGCGTGCCTTTGCATCCACTTGGCGCTTTGCGTAAGACAAAACGCTTCCAAGTAACCCCTGGGCAAGTGGTTTAGCTTCAGAGCCTCCAATATATGCCAATGGTATTGCTAATGGGTCTCCTGCCATCGCTGCAAACTGCTGCAGGCTCGCGACGTTTTTTTGCAAAGCTCCCATCGATGGGGCATCTGCTTCAAATGATGCGGTTGGGTTTGCTGCGGCGATTTTTGCTTGTGCCAAAGCTTCTCCGAGATCACCAGACCCCGCCAGTGTTGCAGCTCCTTGAAAACCAGCGAAGGCCGCTCTAGGCAATGCGGTCAAAAAGTCTTTCCCTGATGCGTATTCTTTGCCTAGCCAGCCTTGCCCCTCGCGTTGAGCTTGCGCATTCGCTGGGGAAATTACATCAGCCCAAGCTGGATCCGCCGTTACCCTTGCTTCTCCGCTGAACTGCCCTGGAGCGGTCTGCTGGATCGTGGAGTCGGGCGCGGTAAGCGCGGGCCTGGGCGCGGGAGTAGTCTTCGCTTTCGACCTACGAACCACAGGAGCACCTTTGCCCCAATCGGAGCCAAGATCATCCCCGCCAGGAGATGCGCCCCATTCCGCGCCAAGGTCTTCGCCGCTCATTGACGCCTCCAGGTCTTGCCATCCCAAACGCCAGTCACGCCACCAACCGTTTTCTTGTCACCAACCTTTGGCCCAGCGCCCAGCGCCGCTCCGAGCTTGGCAGGCGTTAGCGGTTCGGGTTGCTGCGTGCCGGGATTGCGGTAGGCGGAAATCGTTGGGGCTTGGCCTTGTCCGGTATGCGTCTGCCAGTCCTTCCCAAATTTCATCCCCTCGGAGAGTTTGGCGAGATCGGCGGGGCGGTAGCTCATAAGGATCGCTTGGACAGTCTGCTTTACTACGCCATCGCCCTTGTCCATTACGCCGCTCAAGAGAGCACGCGCAGCGGGGTCTTGGACAGACAGAAGGGTTACGAGGTTACGTGTTTCCTCGGCCGCCCCCAGCCCTTCGGCCTGAGTGAAATTCTTTGCAAAGTTTACGGTTTCGAGAGGGTCGGTGAATCCGCCCTTTGGCATCGCCTTGACCATCTGGTGCATCTGGGCGTAGGCGGTTGCCTGCTTCCCAAATGCATCCATCTCGTCCTTGGATTTGAAGGTCGTCGGGTCGATCTGGCCCGGAAGCTGGGCAGCGCGGCCAACCTTGGCCACCTCGTTGGCGAACTGGTTCGCGCCTGCCGCCGCTGCGTTCTTTTCGGTGACCTCATTGGCCATCTTCTGCTGTGACATCCCCTGGTCCCGCGCTGCCATCAGCTCAGAGATTCCGCCAGTCGCACCCGTGGCAAGCGCCTGGATCGCAGCTTGTCGCGCCGCTGCGACCTTTGCAGCCTGCTCGCGAAAAGCAACAAGCGTCTTCCCATAGTCATAGTGGCCATCGGTGAACTGTGGCCCTGCGGGGGACACTGACTTAGAAGCAAGATCAAGGACTTCATTGATTCCAGCTTGACCTTGTGGCTTTCCGAGCTTTGCAAGCGATGCATCAAGCCCGGCTTTGATCTCGATTCCATTCTGTGCGACGGCATAGTCGTAGTTGAAAAACCTGGAGTAGTCGCCATTTGGCGGGATTGCATCAGCGTTTGCAGCCGGCGGAGCAGGTGCGCTATCTTCCACGGCCTGCAAATGCGTGCGAGTATCGGGGGCCCGGGAAATGGTTGACTGCGGGTCCGTAGGGATAGGCTCCGGAAGTTGCATCGTCGGCGAGGGGCGCAATGCTGCGTCTTGACCCTGAATGACCGTCTGGCCCAAGTTTTGGCCGTCCGGCATCTTGGATTTCATCGACTGAAACAGGCTGTCTTTCGACAATGGCGACGGCCCGGAATCGGGGGCTGTTGCCGGGACCAATGGGTTGCTTGGCCCTGCGTTTTCCGCCGTCTGGCCGGGAGCACCACCCGTATTCTGCGCCTGAGGTTGCGCCCCCTGTGAGTCCGACCCCATTTTCGCCTGCATCGCAGGGAATAGTCCATCTATGGTCAGCGGGAGCTGTCCCGAAATGGTGATCGGGGCTTCTCCAACTGCCGCACCGTTACGGGTCTGGGTGGGCTGAGAAACGCCCATCAGCTGCAGCCCCTGTTTTTGCCCAACAGCATCTGATTCTGCCCGTTTCTGCCCCAGGTAGTACTTGAACGGCTCGCTGTACTGGTCTGCGCCGATCCCAGCGGCTGCGGCATCGCGGTAGAATCCTCCTTGATCGAGATCACCCGCGCGGGTGACGACTTTCCCGGTATTCGGATCTGTGACATTCTGCGTTGCGATGTTTTTTGCGAAGATCTTGTCGAGGTCTTGGGATTGGCCGAACCTGTACCCGGATTGCTGCATCGCCTGGAGCTGATCCCATCCCAATGCGGGGCCTGGTTGGGACTGGTAGAACCCTTGCGCCTGTGCCATTATTTCCCCCAGATATTCGAGATGCCGCCCGAAATATTATTTCCGAGATCGGTCGCGGTGTCCTTGGCGTTTTTCCCGAGCGCATTCCATCCGGATTGTTGGTTGGCGGCGATGTCGCCAAAATTGCCATTGATCCCGGCATTGTAGTTTGCATTCAAGCCTTGATTCCCGCTGACGGCCTGCAATCCCTGTCCAGCCAATCCAGCGTAATTCTGAATCTGCGACTGGTCGTATCCGGTCTGGTTGACGTACTGCTGTTGCTGCTGGCCGAAATTGGTATTTGCGGCCCCCAGCATTTGGCCGAACGCGCTGTTGTAATTAGTCATAGCTCGGTCGCTGGCATTGTTTGCCAGGGCCTTCATCATCCCGCCGCCAGCGCCACCGGAGGCCAGCGCCTGGGCTTGGATGGCCTTGTTGCTCTGGTCAGTCGAGTACGCCGCCGACGGATCAAGGTAAGACAGCGCCTGCGACGGATCGACGTTCGACAAAGTAGGCTGTGCGGCCTGCTGTCGGTTCTGAATCGCCAACTGTTCGCCTGCCACACCAGATGCTCCGGCTCCTGTATAGGGGCTGTAGGCGGCATTTGCTGAATTGATTCCGCCCTGAAGTACAGATGTCCCGCGATTCACGTCAGTGCGGTAGTCGGCCATCCCCTGCTGGATGTCGTTGGAATTCATAATTCCGCCGACAAGAGGCCCGGCGACTTTGGCAGCGGCAGCGGCAATAGCTGGAAGCATGATGTTTCCTCAGACTTTCGTCGGTTTGACGATGTAGAAAAATTGCTCGAACGTGCTTGCGCTCGGAATTGTGATTTCCGTAGCTCCGGCAGGGTAGACCGTCCCGAACGCCTGGAATGGCAGCGCAGCCGTGAATGGCAGCGCGACGACGGTATCGATTCCGAGCGGCGCTATTGGTGCCCAATTGCAGAAACAGATGTTCGCATTCAAAACGTACTTGAGCGCCCTCTGATCCGCCGAATCCTTGACGAGATTCGCTTCCATCAGGTCGTCGCCGATAGCCTTAAAATACCGCTGCCAAGTGATCGCGAAATCGGATCCGGTTTCCTTGGATTGGATCGGAGTTGCAACCGGGATCGGGAAAAGGCGCTGGCTCATCGCAGATCCTCTTCCTTTTGATTCAGCAACCCACGGAGGTACCGCCCCGCCAACGCATTCGCGCCCGCGATGGGAGATTGACCGCCTGCGAAATGCGTGATGTTCGGGTCATTCGGGTCGAACGTGCCACGGTTGCCGGTGGCGGATTTGATTTGAGTGGGATCAAATGGGATTACATGCATTGAATTTATCCCGTTATCCTTCGCATGGAGAAGGATCCCGTCATATCCATCACCCACTAACTGATCTCTAAAATCAGACGATGTCAAATCTCCACTTTCCATTTCCTTCAGTATAGAGGACCAATCACGCTCTGTGATTTCGTAAGGGTTTTTAATTTTTACATGGGCAGGGATCACGGATCCGACGCCAAGTCCCTCCGCGTGATCGGATGCGTATTTTGGAGACGTTGTAAAATTTGGCCCAACTTTTGACCATTCTACATAGCCAGACTCATCGTTCGTTTTCGAGCCTGCAAAATTTGGCTTGAACTCATTAAAATCAGCGTCTGTGCCATGATACACGGTCAGCGGATTTCCCGCCTCATCCAATACCTTTGAATCGCCGAACCACTTCCGGAAATTCGGATTCTCCATGATCGCGGCGCGGCCCTTCGGTGCCATCTGCGCGGCTACCGAGCCGAGCCCCTGCATCCCGAGCCCCATGCCGGTCCCTAGAGCCATGCCTAGCGGGTTAACCTGCCCCATCTCGCCGTATTGTGTAGCTGCATTGGTCCCGGCGTTTACGGCTGCATCTGATGCGTAAGGAAGCGCCCTGGCGAGAAGCCCCGGAGCCAACTTGCTTACGCCTCTTGCCGCCAAAGATGCACCAAGCTCTCCTGCCCCAGGGCCAATGATCGAGGACGGATCACGGAACAGATTTTCGGTGATCGTGTTGAATCGCGTATCTCCTGGAGCCGCCTGGGTCTGGCGTAGAGATGTCAGGAAGTCGGTGGAATTCGCCGGGCGAGATGGGTTCGCAATGATGTCGGCAAGCGTTGGCGTAGGCTGCGAGGCGTTTACGCCCGCTGCGATGGCCCGGCCCGGAAATGATGCTGCGTCCATGGCACCTGCGAAAGCTCGGCGCGGAAAGCTTGATCCGTACGCCGCTGTAGTACGCGGGAAGAGGGCGGAAATGATTTCTTCGGCGCTGGGCATTACCCCCACCTCGCCTGACGAGAATTAACGAGCAGCGCCACCAAAAGGAACGGAACAGGATCGGTCATCACAATACGGTACTGCCGATTCGTTCCGGACCCACCAGCGGGGATGCGCGAACGGGTCGTAACCTGCCCCTGCGCTCCAATTGGTGCGGACTGCTCATCCGACCACGGCGGCGTCCCGAATTCCGCCCAGGCCAGTTGCACCGAGGGATTTCTCCCAACGCCAGCGGCTGTATCAACTGGTGTGCCGCTGCCTTGGTTGCAAATTACCTGCGCCCAGTAGTACAAGATTTTGACGCCTAGAGAAAATGCAATCGGCGTGGTTTTGACGCATCGGATATAGTTGACTCCCGAGTCCATCGGGTTGTCATTCTGATAGTATTTCGGGTCGAGCTGGTAGACCGCATTGCTTGCCGCGTCACCGATCAGCACCATGTCGCCAGCGGATTCGACGGCGTACAGCCCATCCCACCGCTGGAGAAGCCCGGTAGCCTGAATCAACTTTGTGCGCTCGTGCCAGGCATTGGTGATGGAGTCGTAAACCAGCGTGCGATTCCCCTTTGGGAACTGCATCACGTAGAAAGCGTGGCCGCTCTGAGCATAGCAGTAGGCGGCGCAATCGCTCCAATCGCCAATGTCTTCGATGATTTGTTCGATGCCTCGTGTGGAGATCCGAACCGGGGCCATGCCGCCCGCGTTGGTGAAAACACCAAGCGTCCCCTGCGTGTCAGTCCCGAGGAAATAGAGTGAATTTTGGTAGACGGCCAGGGAGAATGGTGCGTTGCACCCGATGTTCAGAACCGCACCCTCGTACCGCTTGAACTGTTGCCCGTTGTAGTCGCCGCTGTCGTAGTGGACCTCACAGGAATTTGTTCCGAGGAGCCACAGGTAGTTGTTGCAATTCGCGAGCGCGTTGATATTGTCGGCCTGCCCAATCTTCGCGCCGGAATTCAATGGCGTCCAGTATCCAGCGGAAACGGCAGGGTCGTAGGCATGATCGACGTGCGCCACGTTGTATACGTAGTATGACCACGACCAATAGTATTGATTGGTGTCCGGGTTATTCACCACGAAATAGGTGTTGATGAACGTCACAAACGTGGGGGAGAGGGTTCCGGATGCAACGCCAGGGAAATAGGGGTCTGTGATCCGCGTGAACGTCTGGTCAGGATGAGGCGGAATGGATCCATCGAACAGCCGGATGATCCATCCAGAATCACCATCCACGAGCATTATGAGCTGCCCGTTATCTGCCATCCGCACAGGCCCGGTGCCCGTAGACGCCCTGAGCATACCGACGAATGACCGCGTACCATCGAGCAGAATTTCGTAGACCGCCTGACCGAATACCGCAAATGTGCGGTCGGTCAGAAGGGAGCGGTACATCCCGCGACATGCACCGAGATTTGTCGATGGGATCGCACCAAAACGACGAAGGCCGGGAATTTTTAGGAGGAAATACTCCGCCTTTGAATTCTCCGACTGCGCATTTTCCAGGAACATATTGTGGCACATTTCGACGCCAAGCGAGATTTGGGCGGTCGCATACGGCTTATTGCCCAGCGGGATTACCTTCGTCTCGGCTGGCGTCTGGTAGGCCATTATCTGCCCGCGTAGAAGTTGAAGCCGCCAGCCGTGCCCGTCTTGAGGCCGTTCTCCATGTTCTTCATGCGGGCTTGGAGCATGTGAGCTTCGATGTGTTTTAGGCCGCTCTTGAGCTGCGCGTAGACGCCCGAGTCGATGTCAACGCCGTAATTGGTCGCGAGGCGAAGCGCGGTCGCGTTGACCAGAGGGGCAAACCATTCCGGGGGGTCCATGAAGTCATCGGCTACGCTGGTGTAGTCGGTCATGTACGACATACCCTGCACTCGCACCGACCAATTTGGCAGAAGTCCGGGGTAGAACCAAATATTCTGGATCGGATAGCTGGTATCAACGTAGGCGGCATTTGGCAGCGCGAATACATTGGTCAGCGGGAGTTTGAAATACTCCTCCATCGGGAGGATCGGGAGCGCATAAACGATGTTTGCGCCGGGGTTTGTCCCTGCAATTACAGTTACCTGGGTAATCGTATTCGGGCGGGTCGGGATGTCACCAGTCACGGACGATGACGTTCCGAGCGTGATATTGATTTGCGGAGCGGTCAGAACAAATGTCTCGTTGAAATTCTTGTAGTTTTTGACGTTCAGCGACCATTCGGCGCGGATCGAATTCAATTCGAGCATTGCCTCGTCCATCACATTCGCCGGAACGACGTCGCCGAGCCCGATGATCCCGGTCTTGCGGAGGGCTGTAAAACAGAGATCGTAAACGGTTGATGTAGACGGCGAGATCGAGCCCATGAAGCCTCCTCAAAAAAGAAAGGGGCGGGTGGTGTCCCCGCCCCGAATCATTACGACAGGATGCGCACGATCCATGCAGGCTGGCTGGTCTTGATGCCGTACCCCGCGTCGAGGCGCGAGATGAAGCCAGGCCCTCCCGTACCGACGCCGCCGCCGAATGCAGCCGAAGCGCCGATCATGTCGTAGCCGCGAAGGAAGCGGAACTTGAACCCCTCCACGTCGTCACCCTTGATCGATTCGGCCATATCCATCGAAGATTTCTTCGGAATGGTGAACTCGATGCAAGCCGCCTGAATCGCTTTCTTGTGGAAAATGATCGACTCGACACCAGTCAAGGATTCGGACGCCACGCCAGGAGTAGCCGCACCGACCAGCGACAGCGTGATGCCGTTCAGGGTCGCGCTGATGTTCTGGTACTGCCCCGCGTGGATCGGAGCCGGCCCAACCACAATGTGTGTCGAATCGGTGACCGAAATCACCTGCACCTGGAATGGGGTATCCGTGATGACTTTGGTCAGTGGATTGACGATGAACGGGCCAGTCGATGGGCACTGGAACACGTCGCCGGGGTTGGCGGTGCCGCTCATGCCTGCCACGGTCAGCGAGACAGTCTCTGTCCAGCCGGAAGCCGCCGAACCTGCCGAAGGAGCAATGGTCGGGGTGGTGCCGGTGGTGTGCGCAACGAGGGACTGAGACACGGCAAAGCTGATGCCGACCAGATTGCCGACGACGCCCTTGCGGTATATTTCATCGATCTTGATAAGGGGCTGGAACACGGTCTGCTGGGCCTGAGACAGGGTCATGTGGGCCGTGGTGGACAGGATTCCCCACAGGTCGCCACTGTCAACAGGGCACCCCTGATCCATCAGGATTTTCTTCGCCTTGGCTACCAGCGCGACACTCATGCCCCCGGCGTAGGTGCCGATTGTGTAACCTGCGTAGTTGGGCACGGCAGTCGCGGTGGACAGCCCGCCAGTGGTCAGGCCAGCGCCAGAGTTTGCACCGGGGACGGTCGAATTGATGATCGAGTCGTGGAACTTGGTGTCGGCCTTGGCAGCAAGCACGCGGGTAGCCGGGTTGATGATGCGGTCTGCGAACTTCTCCATCTTCAGCGCCAAATCGCCTTCGGTGAACGAAAGCGGAACGGTCAGCGTGCGATTGATGAAAATGGTGACGGCATTTTCCTGGACTGTGCTGTTGGCGGCAACCCATGCGAGGTTGTCGTCGGTGGCCAGGACGTTGATCGGCTTGCGGAAAGTGTACGAATTGCCGATCTGATCGGTTGGATTCGCGAACTTGTCGGAGTAGGACCAGTCGGCCTTATTGGCGAAGACTAGTTCATTCTCGAAATTCATCAGCGTTTCTTTGCTGATGATCGCGGACGTGAGGAGAGTAGACATCGGAAAACCTGATTCGTGGAACACGTTCTTGGACTGTGCTCGATACACATTCAGGCGATGAGCGAAGGTGCCTAAACGGAAGAATCAGGAGTTTAACGAGGTCTGCCCTCGGGTCTTGCGACCAATGCATCGGCCCTGGCTGAGTTTTTCGCCGTCATAGGGCGTCCAGGGCCAATGCGATTAAATTAACTACCAGGGCGACCCTTGGCA